CGGCAAGATTGAAGAGGCTATCTACCATACCTTCGAAGTCAAGACTGCAGGCTTGCACGTTAGTAGGCTTCGCGATGCCTGCGGCCAACTCGCAGTCCTTAAGCGTATGGCCTGCCTTCTTCGCATTCACGAATGCCGAAACGGCTTCACGGGCCTTGACGTCACGGCTAATCTGGCGTTCATTCGTGGATCGGATGTCGGCCGTATCTTTCTTTACCTTGCCTGCAATTCGATGCAAGGTATCGATGGAAAGTCCGGAAACGGCATCGGAAAGCGAAGAGTTTGCACATGCTTGCACCACTTGCGATGCAAGATCGTACCTCGCTGCCTTGCTTCGCGATACGTCGCCATTCGTTGCGGCTTCAACCCACGCGTTAAAGTCTGTGAATTTCGCGGCCGAGTGGTAGCCGCCCTTCCTCAAGTCTCCAATTGCTGTTGCCACGGACGCTTCACAACGCGCGAGAGATGCGAAAGAAGCGCGGAGATTATCGAGGCCCTTCCGAGCCGCCTTTACTTGACTTGCCGTAAGGTTCGCGAAAGCGTCCCCCTCGACTGCAGAGACTGCAGCAATTTCTGCGACTTGAGCGGACTTGGTTGCGGACTTGGTTGCGGTCTTGGTAGCGTTTGCCATTGTTCTATCTTCCTTTCGAGTTACTTAACACTTGCCCCGATTCCGGCGGAATTCGTCGGGCTATGTGTGCATCTTACAGCGAATCCGAAGGAAGTCAAGTAACTTGGGCGGAATTCCGGACAATTTGGAGAATCCCAAATTTGGGATCGGAACCCTAGGGGCGTAGTCCGATAACAAACGGGGAGGGAGACCGATAACCCTTCCCGCTTGCGCGTCCGATAATCGGCGTCCGGTAACCTTCGGCGTCCGATAAGTCAACAAGTCGCCGCCACGTCCGAGAACTTTCACTGTAAACCAACGCGGCCTCAAGTTGACGCATTGGGGGCATGGGGGGTTGGCAGCCGCCTGTTCTATATCAAACCCTCTCAGATTTTTCCCCCAAACATCCGACTCCACCAGAAGTAGAACTTAAAGTTCCATCAATAGGAACTCTTGCTCTGCTTCTTCTTTTCTTTCTTTTCGAACTTGGCAGACTCACCCTTCTCGTGCTTCTTGCCATGGATCTTGAGCTCGGAACGCATACCGTGGGACTTCTTCTTCATGGTGTCCTTTCTAAATGGCCTAGGATGGCCTACAAGGCTTCTGGACTGTCTGGCAGGGTTTGACTAGGGGGCCAGTCTAAGTGGTCTGTAATGGGCTCTTGCTGGCTTTTCCGGAGACGCTCAACCAGCCACGCATTCTGGAGGAAGACAGACATGAGACCAACCTCCAGAGTACGGATCTGAGACTCATCAAGGTTGAGACCATTGATCTCTGAGATCATCTCCATGACCTCATGAAGGATGGTACTGGTTTCTACTTCTTCTCTCAACCTAAGGTTGATTGCAATCCTAGGGTAGGGAAAGAAGGAGAACTCACCAAAGTCACCTTCAGACAGCTTTGCAGTGACTACAGGGATCTTGTAGTGACCGTACTTCAGGATCTCTGGGTGCATCAACGCTTCCTCCGATTGGATGTACGGGACATGATCTGAAGGTTGGAGGGGTGGTTGTTCTTGGGATTTCCATCCTTGTGGTCTACTTCTTGACCGTCTCCCTTGCGAACACGACCCTTCTTAATCATTAGCCTACGAGCTTTGTTTCTGTTGGCGCGATGCTTACGCTGTTCCGGAGTTCCGTGGTACTCACGGTATTCCTTCTTGTAGTCGCGGGGTTCTTTTCGGGGCATAAGTCACCAAGCTTTGCAAGACCAGTAACGAGCTTTGGTCTTTGGTCCGGGGTTGTCGCAGTTGTGACGAGCACGGAAGTTCTTGCGGCGTCCGGGAATGTGCTTCTTGATCTTCATGTTGGGATCACCGAAGCGGACGATCTTGGTCTTTTCCCCGTCTTTGACGCAGACAGCAGACTTCTTGGGTCCACCGGGAGTCCTGAAGGGCTTGTTTAGGCTCTTGCCTTCACAGGGGCTTGGCATTTGAACTCCTTGCACATTTCCATGATTTCGGGGGAGACGGATTCACGCATCATCCTCATGCCTCGGGCTAGGTCTTTGGCAGAGCTGATGTGACCATTGGACTTGAGATGGTCTTCGTAAAGCAGAACAACAGAAGCCATCAGGATTTGCAGTTCGTCTACATCCATGAGTCCTCCTTGGGACGGTGGCCTACAGCGTGTTCCATAAACCTCTCTAGTTCTTTTTGGAGCATCTGTTCCCTGAAGTTGGCCATCTTTCTGTCTGCATCCTGGGCCATCTTGTCTGCCCAGAAGCCCACAGCCATGCTGAGGCAGTCAAGACGGTCATCGTGGTACAGAGATCCCTTGGCTCGACTGATGCGACTGAGCTGCCAGATAAGTGAAAATTGGAGAGCCTTCTCGCTGGCATATGCTTTGGTGGACTCGTAATCGTTTTTGATGACTGCGATGTCCAAGACCAGACGATGCTGACACAGCACAGGCTCCAGAGTGTCAATGATCCGGCGTTCCTTCTGGATGTTGTGTCTGACTTCTTCAGTGGTGCATGGGTATTCACGCAGCAGGTACGGCTTGAGCAGCTCAGTGAACATACCGTCACCGAAGTTGGACTCGATCAGGATCAGATTGACCTTGTTGTCCTTGGCGATCTTGGTCAGCTTCTTCATGACCTCCTCGCCGTAGCCACCAGCAAGCCCTCCTGCCTGTGTCACATACAAGAAGCCATTCAGCATCTTGACCACGCAGTAAGCCGTCTCGTCACCACCACGACCCGCAGGATCGATTGCCATGATCCCACCCTCATAGGGAATCCATCGTCCTTGGATCTCCATGGGAGCGTAGAAGCGATCACCGTTAAAGCCAACACAAGGCAGATCCTTGACGATGTTGTTCGGATTCATTGCCCAGATTGGCTTCTCAGGGGCATTTTCAGGGTTGAGCCCAAACACAATCAAGTCGTTGATCTTCAGTGGATACCGATCAGCATCGCTGAGGGTCGAGTCCAGCATGAACTGAAGCGCAAAGCCCGTTCTGCCATAGGACGCCTCACGCTCCATCAGATCCATAGCGTCGAATCGCTTGGGATCCGTGGGGTCTCCAGACTTGCCTGTGCGGAGCAGCGGAGCCAACTTCTCACCGAATGCGACCTTCAGTCGATCTTCGGGGAACCGTGCTGGCCACACGCGGGTCACATACCCCTTTTCGGCCAGACCGTGGTAAATCGACTGTTCCGTCTGGGGCGTACCTAGGTAGATGATCTCCCCACCCGGCTTCAAGACTGCCTCGAACTCAGCCGTGCTGGCCAGCAGCTTGTCCCGCATCACGGCGGTAGCAGAGTTGTTCAGAGACTCAACGTCATCGGCAATGATCAGATCGCCACGGCTACCAGTGATCTGGCTGGTGATTCCCTTTGAGACCACGCTGGGAGCCTGACTAGGTGGAGCAGGACCAACATCAAAGGCGATCTTGCTGTTTCTCTGATTGTCCTTTGGCTTCAGATGCTGGCAGAACGGGATCTCATGGATCAACCGCAGAGTGAATGTGCTGAAGTCATCTGCTCGTTGCTTGGAGGCAGACACAACCAGAACATTGAGGGTCGGGTCATGCAGCAGTCTCCAGACAACATATGCACTGGTTAGCCAGCTCTTTCCCACTCCACGGAACGCTTGGATGACTCGACGCCGTGGACCCTTCTGTAGAAACTTGGCAATGTCCAGCTGCACAGGAGTAGGCTCAGGAAGCCCAAGGTGATCCCACGCAAGACACACAAAGTTGCGGAAGTCCTTGAGCTTGTCCTGTGCCTCGCTCATGCGGCTTCCTCCTCATCTGGATCGAAGGGCATGACCTTGGCAAGGTTCAAGAGCGGTTCTGACGCCTTCATGTTGGCATCGATGCCGTTGTCCTTCAGGAACTGCCTAGCCACATTCAGGTCAGCAGGACTAGCTTCTCCGGATTGAATCCGGTTCAGCAGTTCTGCCCCTAGGGCATTGTGGAGTTGTTTGAAGAGTTCGTCCATGAGATCACGAGGTGTAAAGTTCAATTCGGAAAGCTTGACTTGTAGATAATGGATTTACCGAAAAGCCTGTTGAAGAAGTCCACATGACGTAGTTGACTTGAGGAATATTGTTTTCCCCGCCTAAAATACGAGGATTTGTGAAAACCCTGTAGTTGTTTCCGTAGACATTCGGGGGTCCGTAATAGACCTTCAAGTATGAATTGGGAAACTGAGCGATAAAGGCCGCAGCTCTGTTGTTCGACCCAAACGCACTAGACGGTCTAAGCGAAATCATTGGTTTGGCGTTGTCGTAGGTGTAATTATTCCAAATTTTGCCAGTATCCAATGTTGGTGGAGGGTTTGGAGTCCCAAAGAAAATTGGCTGCGTGTTTGCAATGTCATCAGCACCCGGATCGTCAAATGTATAAGAGCCAATAAGCTGGTTTCCTCCCATTGAACTCTGATAAATTTGACTTGTAGTTGTTCCTGCTGCCATCCAAGCCCACCCAGTGCCGTAGCTCACAAACTCAGGTTGATACTCAGCAGTAGGAGTTTCATTTGCCACCGTCGCAGTAAAGGTGTCAAGAACAGTATCGTTGTCCGAAGCATTCAAAACAGACACTCCAGTAACGCCCAATTTTGAGGCTACAAGTCTAAAAGCAACATAGCTATTTATAGGTACGGAAAAAGTTGTTCCCGATGCCGTAGCAATCCATGTTGCATTTCCAGCCAAAAGATCAATGGTATCTGAAGCAACAAACCGTTGCATTCCAGCTAATGTTGTAGACAACTTCAAATTGATGGATTGAGACGTGCCTGTAACTCGTTGGTAGGTATAACCGTATGGTCCGCCAACTTGAGTATAGGTGTTAAGCCAGTTCAAGTAATCAGGAACAACTCCATTCGTCGGCTGTCTTTCAAGTGTAGAAGACAGGTCAAATGAAAGACCATCGCTTGTGGTCCTGTCGAAAGCTGTGAAGACAACAAGGTGTTTCATGGTTGACTTTCAGTTGAAGACGTATCCAGATCCAATTACGGTTACCGGATTGATTGAGGCGTTTGAAAACGTAACTGTGACTGAGTTGTCGTGGGCTTCTTTGAATACCCCAACATTTAGTCTCTGATTGTTTTCAATGTTAATCATTGAACCGACACCAACTGTTTGCCATCCAGCTCGCGAAGTCTGCAAAGCAGTAGATGCTAATGCATCGTCTGAAACACGGGCATATACAGTCGTTCCTGTGATGTTCGTGATGCCCACAACACGAATTGAAATTGGCTGATTGATTACGTTCAACTGGTTTGTACTGTTTATTGAAAACTCGTTTGCGTTAGATGCAAAGGTTCCAGTAAAAATTGACGAACCACCAGTCAACGTAAAATCAGCTACACCTGATGGAACAAGTCCTGCTGAAAGGTTCCAACTTGTTGCCGCAGCTCTTGTGGACACAATGAAACTGTCGATGACAACGATTGGAAAAGCCATTTCAGCTCCTTATTGAACGATGTACACCGAAACAGTCGAAGCCGCGCCCGAAGCTCCGGTAACAGCTGCACGAAGACTTGGCATAAGAGCCAACGTCTTTCCCGTCGAGGCTGTAATGCCTGTAGCCAAGTCAATCCAGTTCGTACCGCCGTCAGCACTTCCTTGGACCTTGATCGTTGCGCCGGATCCAGTCAAATGGACCATCTGAACTGTTCCGATGTTGTTTCGGTTGTTGTTGTCCCGCATAGCCTCAATTAGAGAGTAAGCAGAACCGACAGTACTAGTAGAAGACCCATCAATCGCAGAAGCAATGAGATGCACGTTCATGTTTGTGTCAATCCTTAAAAGGGACCATCTTGACAATCATGCCAGCAAGCAGAGAGATAATCGCAGCTGCTCCAAGCATCCACGCTCTGCTTTGTTCGAGTTCTCGAATCCGCTTGTCTAAGTTTTTTAACTCTTGTTCCTGAAGTCGCAAGGAAGTCATCATCGCGTCAACCTTGCCCTCTAAGCGTCCAAGAGCCAAGAGGATTTCTTCGTTCATGGCTCGTACTCGAATGCCTTGATGATGTACAGGGTGTTTGCAACAGGCGCAGAGATGTTTGGAAGGTTGAAGACCGAACCGGATCCACCAAAGGTGTTTCCCAGTTTGGTGAACAAATCTGCATACGAGGTCTTGCTCACGGAGGCTCCATTACAAGCCAACCATCCCTTCGGAGCCAATGCTGCCGGAATCAACTTGATGTCGCCTACAGCCATAAGTTGATCTGTGTATAGGCGAATCTCAGACAGGTTGTTTGAGGTCTGCAAAAGACCTGTGCTCATGACGGCTTGAACTGTGTTGAGTGGCATTATGAGTACCTCATGGCAACGAAGAAAGTCGTACTACTAGATGTATCGCTCAAGTCCAAATCTGCACCACCAGTTGTTAATTGAGAAACTCCAGATCTGACCAAAGCTCCAGAGTTGTTGAAAGTGAGATAAAGCACAAGCCATGTGCCAAATCCAGTTTTAACACTGAGGTTTGCGTTTGCACTTCCAGAAAGAAGGAAAAAAGTGTTGATATCTGGAGAACCCGAAAGTGTCGAACTGTTGTATGTGCAAGTTCCAAACATCAAGTGGCGACGGGCAGTGCTATAGGGAGTGGAAACATTCCATCCATTTGCGATTTGCGCTCCATCGAAGACGTCTGCAATGCGGATCGCGTCTCCACTAGAAGTTGGTTGGCCGAGATTTACACACTTGTACGGCCCAGCCGCAAAGTCCAAGTTGGCTGAAACTGCACCACCAAAGCCAATGGTGCTGAGAGTCTTAGCGGTGAGTTCTCCCGTTGTAGCAATGTGAAGGAGACGCTCGACACCAGCTCCTGTGAAAGCAACTCCCTTCATGTTGGTCAAGGCCACAGCATTGAGTCCAAGAGCAGCCGTGTCTACAGCCCCACTAGCAAACTTTGCAGTGGTGATCGCGTTGTTTGCAATCTTGGGCGTAGTCACTGCGCTGGTGATCAATTCAGTTGTACCCACAGAGTTTGGGGCCATCTGATCATTACCAACAGCATCATCCGCAATCTTTGCCTGAGTGACTGCATCGTTTTGAATTGCGGCAGTGAACACCGAGTTGTCAGCCAGCTTTGCAGCCGTCACAGCATCATCTTGAATGTTGCTGGTGCTAATCGAGTTTGCGGCCATGTACGCATTGGTAATCGATGCGCTAGGGACAACATCAAGAGCGTTACGGGCCACGCCGAAGTTGCGAACACGGATTCCCAAACCATTGCCCGGAGCTGTCGTAAAGACGATTGCGTTTGTGGTGATGGAGTAATCGTTTGTAGGACGCTGGATTACACCACCAACTTCGACAATGAACATATCGGCAGAAGTGCTGCTTGGTGCTGGAGTCAGGGTGAAAGAAGTCTGTGACCCAGTTCCCGTAGTAGACCACGACTGTGGAATGGTCGAAGCCCCATACAGGGAGACTGCGTCCATCTGAGCCTTGGTCACCAAATCAGTAGGGTCAATGGCGTATCCAGCGTTCTTCACAGGCAGCGTGGCTGCATTCCATCCCAGCTGATCCGTGGTCTTGCCAAGAGCTCCAGAGCCCGTGTCGTTAGCTTCCTGAACGATGTGAAGCAGTCCCTTGAAGCCCTTGTCGAGATCTTCAGCCGTCAAGACGGAACCGTTGCTGAAGTCAACGACGTTGCCTGTAAACCCAGCGGAGGTCGTTGGCGTTTCACGAGCAATCTTGACCTTGACTCCAGACGCCGGAGCCGTTGGGCTGAAGTTCACATTTTCATTTGCAGCGTCAATCGTGTACCCCGTGGTCTGGAGTACGTCATTCAGGTAGACCTTGATGTAGGTCACACTGAGGTAGTCATCGATTCCTGCAAAGGAGAACGAGGTCTGAGACCCAGTTCCCGTGTGCAGGACGTAGCTTAGTGGGTTTGGCATGGTTTATAGCTCCTTAAATTCAGTCTTCCTTGCGATCCCTGCGGGGCTGACGCTCTAGGAGACGGAACTCATTTGCGATTTCTTCTTCAGCCAGATTGAAGAAATGCTTGACTGGCAGGAAGTTCTGGAACGGAAGAATAAGACGGGCCTTGTGAACAGTCGCTTGCGTGATGTCTCGTTCCTTGTCTTCGATGCCCAACGGCTTGGCAACGACGCGCCCAAAGACATCCTTGGATATGTCGAAACTCTTTGCCGCAAAGCTTGCTGCCGGGAATCCGTACCAGTTCAGTCCGCTGTAGCGATATGCCGAGAACAGAGGATCATCACTGACAAATGTGTTCCACGCTCCATCGATGGCAAAGATGGGGAGGAAGAATTCAGACGGACCTGTGAATCCACCTCGAACAAACCCGTCTACTCCAAGAAGTCGTTTTTCAATTTCTTTTGCCTTTTCGCGCTGTCCAGATTCGCGGAACGACTGGGCATCCATGTAGTTCCTTGCGTACTGCACAATGGATGCAAAGATCATCGTGTAGGCGATCTCCTGAGCAACCTTGACTCGCGTCGTAGAGTCTCCTCGGCGGATGCGTGAGACATTCTGCAAGGCAAAGTTGTCCACGCCCTTGAGGTTGAATCCTCGGAACTGCGTCAACAATCGCCCAAAGAAGCTAAACCCGATTCGATGGAAGTCGCCACGAGTAGGCATATCCTGAATACGAGTTCGGACAGCGCGGTCAATGAACGACCTGAGGTTGTCCATGCGGATGTCGTTCAGGTTGTTGAGATTGACAACGCGGTCGTTTCCGCCACGAGCAGAAGTCACTGCATTGGTCCCCACATAGTCGAGGAGTTCGTCGTACTGATTCGGCTCCAGACCCAATGTGCGGATGGTTGCATCATCCATTCGTCGGGTCATTCCACGAGACACTTCGTACAGGTGTTGAATGGTCGATGCGGCCATCAAGTTCTGCGTGAAAGAAGTAATCGGAGTCAGGAGTGTGACATCTGAGAAGAAGTTTGCAGTGGCTCCAAGTCCCCGTTCAAATGCATTGCCCACAGGTCCATATTGATTCTGAACCTGTTGCATGAGGACTCGACGCAGACGATCTGTGGATGGGTGGAATGCCTGATCGATGAGTCCTGCAAAGTTTCTAGCCCCTTCGTCCATGTTCTGCCAGTTGCTGACCATTTCGGAAAGCAGCGGGAGTTGTCGAAGAGTTGTGCGAAGTCCAAGAGTTCCGATGATGCGCGACATCTCGGCAGCAGCCACAAGTCCAAAAGCTCCACCTGTAGACAAGTAGCCCATGGGCAGCATGACTCCAGCCAGTCTGTCTCCCCAGCGGCCAAGAGACCCAAGTTCTTGATTGCTGCGGTGAAGAGGCTCGTAGCGCATGGCCGCGACGATCTCTCGGAATGCATCGTTGGTTTCGCCTTGCATCGTTCCACCAAAGTTTGGGTCGATGTTCCCAAGTCGATTGATGGTCGAGCGGATCTCCTCGATGGTTTCCAGAGCCAACGGAGCACCATTGGAATCAAGAATACCGAAGTGGTTCATTTGCTCGTTAAAGCTATCGATGAACCTCTTTTCGTTGATGGCTCCAAAGATTGAGATTGTGTATTTCTTGATCAACTCTGGAACATCATTAACAGTCAAGTCTGCAATGCTGACTCCGTTGCGTCCTGTTCCAAGAAGATCTCCAGCCGTCGCATAATCAGACAATTCATCAAGGATGATTCGAGTCCGTCCAAACGGAGTTCGAGATGCGCCTGATCCAGACAATGGTGCAAGAAGCCCATTGAGAGCCTGTGCTACTTGGTCATCAATGTCGAGAAGAGGGGCAAGATCTGAATCTTGAGACAGGCGGATAAGACGTTCTGTGAGAACTTCAGCGGCTTGCTTGACATCTGGAAGATCAACCATCGTGCCGTTATCAAGAACAACACGACGTAATCCAGTTTGTTGTCCAAGCGCACGTTCAAGCAATGCCGTCAAAGCCGCGCGGCCTTGTGGGGTAGTGCTCAATCGCGAAATGCGATCCCATCTCCAAAGACGAGGAACATAGTTCTGAACCGCGCTTGTCTGGAATCCACGAACTCCTGCTTGATTTGCCGCAGTGTGCAAGTCGTTAAGCATTTTCCGAAGCTGTTGTGCAGTCTCGTTAACACCATCGTTTGCGTGGTTGAATGCGCCTGTTCGTAGCTGTTCCATAACAGCCACATTGAACTCATCGAGCCGCTGACGAGCACCGCGCCCAAAGCCAGCACGAAGACCGTCCATCATTCCAATGCGGTCTCCAGCTCCACGGCCAAGGGCAAATCTTGTGTATCCATTTCGATACGCAGTCAATCCCGTGGCAAGATGTCCAGTCATCTCATAAGTGCCACGCTCAAAGATGGTCTGGCCTTGAGCCACACGAGTTCCTGATGCTGTTTGCATGGCACGACGCGCATTGAAAGCCAAGAAGAATGCCAACCGTGCTGCTGGGTTTGGAAGGCGAAGACCAACCGCAGCTTGATTGAAGAACCGAGCAACAGGGCCAAGCGTGTCGAAACGGTCAAGCAGAGGAATCTCTTCCTGCATCCGGCGCATCCCGTTGGCTGAGGTTGCCGCAACATTTGCAGCCGGAGGAGCAGCTCCACCACCAGCCCCACCAGCAGGAGGAACAGCTCCACCACCAGCAGGAGGCGTAGCTGCCCCACCAGCACCAGCAGGAGGCACAACGGCCCCCGAAGGGACTCCCGGAATAGCAGGGGCTCCTTGCTGAATCCGTGCTTGCTCTGCTGCTACAGCTGCCTTACGGGCCACATCAAGGCTTTCACCGAAAGACCTGACTGTGTTCTCCAGCGCACGAGGCACATAGATCCGGCGTCCTGCTTCAGGAACACGCCTATTGATGATTTCTGCAACCTGCGAAAGACGAGCGCGAGAATCGAGAACCATGCGTCCACGAGAGTTCTGGCGCATCGGAGGATTCTGCATCACGCTGCGAAGATCCTCAACAATCTCTTCAAAGATCTCCCGTGTCACCTCGCCGCCCCGCATACGGACTTCGTTTGCGGCTTGAAGGATCAACGAGGCGTTCTGAGACTGCCCAATCGGAGCGGAGGTAACAGCATCCTCAAAGTGAGCCCAGAGTCCATCAAGAGTCTGACTGCGCTCGACAAGATCATCAAACGCTGTATCAAGCTTCCCAATAGGAGCCACATTTCCTAATCGACGCGCTTCAGCAATACGTTCTGCGACCTTTGGATCTAAGAACTTTTCCAAGTTGGCCCATACGCGGCTCTCAAAAGCAGCACCACGAATGTTCTTCTTGAATACCGTATCTGCAATCTTTTCCGAATGCACTGCAAACAGAGTTCGAGACACGGTACGGGCAAGTTCTTGACTGACTGTGCCTCCACGACGCTGGATCTCAGCGAGAATGTTCATGGTTGCAGACTGAATGCCTGTGACTGCACCCTGCCATTGCTCGTTGGTTGCACGGAAGCGTGGACGGTTCTGCGGAGTCCATACCTGTGTGCCATCACGCAACATCCTCTGATTCCATCCGCGTCCTCGGAGCATATCTCGAATGCTGTTGGCCTCGACGGCATCTGCAATCGGAGAAATGGTGACTGACTGCACAGACCTATTGAGGTTGCGCCAGTTTCCCCCATATCGGAATGCCACATCTCCTTCTTCAGCGGCTGCAAACAAGTTCCTACCGTCCGGAAGAAAGTCTCCGCGAAGAGTCGTAGCATCAAAGGCTATTTCGATTCCTTCTCCAAGACCTTGGCCGCCCGGATAAAACATCCGCTCGCCCATCATTTCTGAAGCGAGCCCTTCAGCACGACGAGGGCCACGTCTATTTGCAAGAATGACTCCACTTGGTCGTGATCGTTCTGGAAGACCAACGATTCGACGCATACTGCGGGCAAACTCACCACGCGCAGCTGGCATACCTGTGGCTTTGGCTTTAGTTCCTCGCCATCCACCAGTTCGTCCTTCGTTGAGGAGAGTCCGAAGTAAGTTGCCGTTGGCTGGCGTATAGAATGCAGGACCGAATGCCGACATACGTCGATCACCAGACAGCATGGCCGCGCCTACATCTTCAACGCGGTTGATCGTTCCTTCTCCCTGCATAACTGGAAGGCTGAGACTTTCAGTTCCCGGAACAAACTCTCGTCCGGTTCGTGAATAGGCTTCCCATGCTTCGTCAGCAAGGCTGTCAACCGTTTCTCCCACAGGCATGATGTTTCGCCCAAGGAGATTGCGGTCTGCCGCAGCATTGCTCACAAAGGCAAGCGGCGTGTGGTAGTTGATGATCGTGTTGTTGCCGAGGCGAGACTGGTGGTAGAAGTTCTCAGCGTGTTTTGCAATTCGGTTACTAGCGTAACTTCGTGCTGCCCACCCACCAATAGCACCGCCAAAAGCCATCGAAACAGCGGCATCAGTGACGATGGATGAAGCTTCAGGATCGTAGAGAGGATCTACGCTGTACTTGGCAGCTTGAATAGCCGCTTCTTCAGCAACACCAAGAGCTGCGTAACGACTGATTCCTGCAAAGCGTCCAACCATCTGAGCGGCTTCAGCAGCTTCTTCTGAAATGCGAACCATCGATCCGAAGCGTTCAACAGAACGCAAACGAGAGATGTTCTGCCCAGCTTGAATGAAGCGTTGCCCATAGCCAGCAAATGCAAGGGGCTCCAAAGCCAAAGACATTGCAACGATTGCTGCTGTATCGCTGGCAAACCCAACTGCTTTACCTACGCCGCTTCCTTTAGAAGCAAACTCAGGAGAAGCAATACGAGCAAGGTCCAAACGGTCAAGGTATTCCCCGTAGTTTGTAGAAGACAGAATCCAAGCATGAGCTTTGGGATCAATGCCCATCAAGTCTTCTGTGATTGATTCGATGTTGTTTTTTTGAGACGGGAGATGCCACTGGCCCACTCCCATTTCCGTAAGAGACATCGGAGTCGTTGAGAATGGGTCGTACTTCTTTATCTCTTTTGCGTTGAAGTTCAACGGAGTGAAGTAAGCCTCATCAGTCGATGTAAAGCCACGGACAAGAGCTTCAGCACGAGCTCCAACGTAGCCGCCGAAACTCGACAGAATTCCTGCACCAAAGCTTCCAACACTTTCTGCAAGAGCTTCTGTTTCTGGATCAATGTATGGATTGAGTTGTGACTGCCGTTGAACCTCAATGCGTTCTCCGGGACTCATCAAGTCCATCGGACGCGGGCCAGCCAGCAGCTGATCGTCAAAGAAAGAGTTGGTAGAAATTTGACTCATGTTTATTGCTTCAACTTTCCGCGCAATTCACGAAGACCTTGACGGCGCATATTCTCAATGTCCAACCGCTTCGTAGCTTTATCGCTTCCCATGCGCTGGTTCACACGCTCACGCACAGAAAGAGCTCCCTCAATGATGTTTCCATCTTGATCGCGTGGACGAGAGTTGTTTGTAATGTCGGCGGCGGTGTAGTAACGATCCGTTACAGCGTTTCCGTCAGCAGTACGCAAGGCAAACACAGCCTGACTGTTGCCGCCGTAACCAACAAGCACAAGAGACGCATCTTTGACATTCTCTCCAGCTTCCATGTCGATCCAATTTGCGATGTACTCGGAGCCAACATTAGCGGCGTCGAAATCAGCCTTTGGAACGAAAGATTGGCGAATGAAGTGTGTTCCACTTCGGACAAAGGTGTCCGCAGCTTCAAGGGCGGCTTCATGGGCTCCACCATTTTGATTGAGAGCCTCAAAGTACTTACGGGCAAACATCGAGTTTACCGCCGTAACTGAGTCTGGATTGATTGGATCATCCCAGTAACTAAATGGGACAATCGAATCAACTGCGTCATCAATGATTTCCGCGAGGTAGTCATTGATGGAATTCATTTCTGTACTACCAACTTCAAAGTTGATGAGATCCTTGGCGTTGGATGCCGTCAACATATTGAGCTGTTGTGCAGAGTCGCGTACAGAATCATCAAGAGACATTCCTGTGTCCATCTTGAGGGAGACATCCACAAGGAACTGCTGCATTCTCTTACCCGCTGGCCCAGATCCAAAGACCTGTTCCATTGGGATCTGACCTCCGCGTCCTGTGCGGTAAATGTAGATGAGGTCTGCCAGTTCAGGACGGACTCCGCGTTCTACATCGATGGAAAGTCCGCTTGTGGCGATGGATCGAATGCCCGTCAAACGGTCTTCCATACCAAAGTGAACACCAGCCATCATCTCGTTGAGCTTGAGAATTCGGCGACGGTCTTCTTTATCAGCCATCAAGCTTGGAGGATCGTTCTTTACTGGAGTAAGCGTCCCGAGACGTGGATCATTTGCAGACATCCCATATCGAGAAGCATTTCCAGCGAGTTCATCAACAAAGTTTTGCTGCAAAGTTGAGAGCCTTGCGTTGATGGTTTCGTGGACATTCCGAAGTGCGTTCTTCGCTTTTTCTCCAAAAGGATCGATGTCAAACGACCGAAGATTGCCGTCGAATTGAAGACGAAGTCCTTGCCAGTTGAGGACTGAACCTCCAGATTCCTTTGCAAACTTGTCCAGCGATTCTCCGAAGAACCTACGGATAAGTTTCAGATCATTACGATCCACACTTTCACGGCCTTCTCGTGCTGCATTGTTCCACTTCTCATTGAACTGATCGATGATCTTCCCACGCTCTTCCACTGAGATTGTGCCAGCTCGTTGAAGGAACTGATCGAGATTGTCATAGGCTTGTTCGTAACCAACCTCTCCTTCAGAACTGAAGGATTGACGGAATGCAGCTTCGATCATGAGGGCTGCTTGTGTCTTCTCCTTCTGATGTTGAAGATCAAAGCGAACCTTCGAGACATCTGGAGCAGCATCCGCCAACATCACCTTTACTTCTTCGGTGTCTTTGACCAATCCAGTTCCACCTTGAAGCTTGCTCAAGATTTCTTCAGCAAGGTAAGTGGTTCCCCCAGCCTTCATGGCTTCGACAAGATGAGCAGCCGTCGCAAGGTTGGCCGTCCTAGGCATACCCATGTTTGCGCCCATTTCATCCATGAACATCTGGATGTCCGGAATCAGCTTGTCGATCCTGTCTTCAGTGTCGAAGAACGGAGTACGACCCTGATTCATTTGATCGAGGGCGTGGCTGAGAATCGTTTGTTGATCTTCTAGAGAAAGGTCATCGAGAGTGGCGTTTTCGTAAACGATCTTCTCCTTGGCGGCCACACTGAGACCCGGAACGATCATCGGGATGTTGACTGCCCCGATACCTTCAAAATCAAATTGAACTGCTCTTTCCGTAACAGGCTTGCCGTCACGGTCGTACATGACTCCTTCCCACCCAACGTCTTGTGAAGAACCATCCTGACGCCTTCCCAATCCGCGATCAACCGTGAGGTCTTGTAGAACTTCATCGACCTTGACACGAAGAGACTGAACGATCTTTCCCTGTCGGTACTTGACGATGTTCTCCGAATGCTTCATGCCCATGGACATGAGATACGGATTGAACGAATCGAAGAACGAATCGCTAAGGTATTGAGTCGTGCCGAACTGTGCCTTCTTGTTCTGGGCATAGCTTGCAGCCAACGCATCAAAGAATTGATTGTCCTTGAGGAGTTCTGGATTCTCGGCAATACGACGGTCGTACTCTTGTTGGAACTCCGCACGAGATCGAGACGCTTCCAACACACCAGAAGCTACCTGAGCCCCCACCGCCATCCAAGGATTTTCACTTGGGTCAATCTCTCCACTCTTGACTAGATCAGCGTAGGTCTTTCGGTTCGAGTTAACGAGGTCTTGGCCGATACGAACCTGATCTTTGTTGTATTCCTTTTTAAGAGTGATCGCGAGCTGTCCTACAGTCGAAGAAAGTTCGCTGAAAGAATCAGCAAATGCATAAGCATCACGGATTGCTTGCTCATTCAGTGGAGTGGCTTGCTGTTGAATTGGGGCAACAAGC